ATGTAACGCGGAAACGATGAAGCCTATTGAATTTGTAAAGGTTGGTAACTTTTGTTTACTTAATTCAATAAACGATATTATCAATAGAAACGATATTAAAGATGTTGCAATCGAACACATGCAGTGCCAATCTTCAAAAAGTAGTGTAGGAAAAGACGTGTTCGAAACATGCTACTTTATAGGGAGATTGACCGACAGAATACTGGAAGGAATGCCTAAGACAAAAGTTGTTAACATAACACCAATATTTAGACGTGAAGAAAAGATTGGGATATGTGGTACGATGACGGCGAATGATTCAATGATAAGAAAAACTCTAATAGAAATGTATGCAAAGCACGATTTTAAATATGGTAAGGGCAACAAAAAGAATCCAGACTGGTTCTTTGGATTCAAAGCGGACATATGGCAAGCATATGCACAATGCTACATTTTAAAATTAAAATTGGAGGGGAAAATGTAATACACTGGTAAACAGTACTAATACATGCTATACTATATATAGATGAAACAATAAGGGGAAATAACATGGTTAAAAACAGAAAGTATAGAAAGATCGGCAAGATGGCATATTCTCTTGTGCTAGTTATGACGGAACACTTAAAGGAGCTAGGACTGGATAAGGGAGACGAAGTACTAATATACAACGATGGCAACAAGATAGTCATTGAAAAGGTGGTCGAACCTAAATATGCAACTCGTTAAAAATAAGCCAATAAGATTAAAAGGTGCAGCGTTAAGAAAATTACATGAAGAAGTTTACGAGTTAGACGGTGGCTGTGACGTTTTAGATAATTCAATATGTATACCACCAGGAACTCCAGCACACCACGTAAACTTTGGAGCGTATAAAGAAGACGTAAAAGAAAATATGGTTATGCTATGGAACGGTAACCATACAGAAGCACATGACGGAGACACAAGGCGAATAAAGAAAGAATGCAAAGCGTACCTTCGAGAACGAGACGGAGAAAACAAATGGAATAAAGAATAATACAGAATATTCAGAAAGTATGTGGTATGATGGCTATAAATTTAGGGTGCTTTAATAGTAAATGTAAATTTTATTGGGAAGATATGTGTACTAAAAATACCAACGAAGAACCAATGGTAATAAATGAACAAGGGCGGTGTGAAACGTTCGAAGCTGGTATTTCTGATTGGTACGAACAAATGGAACAAAATGTTAATAAATACAAAAAGTAGGTGATATGATGAAATGTGAAGAATATAAAATACACCACCTTAAAATTAAACCTGAATTTTTTGTAGCTGTAAGAGATAACAAAAAAACATTTGAAATAAGAAAAAATGATAGAAACTTTAAAGTTGGAGATATTTTAAATTTGCGAGAATTTGTTGGAGAATTTACAGGAAGAGAAACATTTAGAAAGGTAATGTTTATAACTGATTACATGCAAAAAGAAAATTACGTTGTACTAGGTATGGAGATATATTTACCGAAGCATAAACCGAAAGACGGTGAATAAATGCAAGACATAATACTCAGCGAAACCGGAGGACTACAAGAGCACCAACGTCTTTTAAAAGTGGCTGAAAACAATATAAGAGAAGTAGGCAGCCACTTAACGGAATACAAGATCAATCGAATTAACGCACGATCGAAGTACGATGACCTACTCAGCACGGCAAAAATAATGGCTATTGCTCAGTATGGACTTAAACCTAATCATCAAACAATTATAAATGCATACGCAGCCGCACACGATGAAGTTAAGAAAGCTAAACAGGCGTGGCTAGAATGCAAGGCAATAGAGATTAAAGGAGTAGACCAATTAGAGCAACAGCAAGGCATGAGGGATACTTTAAAGACGTTGTGCAAGTCTGAACATGAAAGTTATAGGTGATAATATGAATCTAATAGTGTGGAAAGACAGAAAACAAAAATTGAAACAGCACGGCTGGAGATATGCAGGCTTTGTTGATGGAGTTCCAAGCTATGAAGCACCTTATTGTGGGTGCTATTCAATAGAATTTTTAAAGACAATAGATTGTGATTATCTTGATAATATATTAGAAAAGGTGGATGAAATAAATGCTAATAAAAGAAAAAGATAAACAAGAACAAGAGCAAAATGCCAGTAAGTTAGCCGATTTGATGCTTTTCCATCCATTGCTTGAAGTTGTGCCTATAATTTCACACACTGCAGTCGATGAAGATTTTATATATACACTGGGTAAATTTGGTGGAGCATATATTGATTCGTATTATGACAAAGACGAAAGATTTTGGTTTAAAAATGTTGACGAAGAAGAACTCGTAGAAAAAATAATGGATGATAGTGATATTGACGATGAAGACACGGCTTTAAATATATTTAATTCTTTAGAATGGATACCATGTATTTGCGTATACATTGAAGAACGTTAATAAAAAGTAGGTGATAATATGACAAAAGAATGGAATTACAGAATAAACCAGCTCAACCTAAACGGATGGAATTTTAAAACATATGATGGTGTAAGAGTGTACGAACATAAATCATTAGGCAGTGAATACGTAGAAGATTTAAAACAAATGACCGATGAAGAATTTATGGATGTAATACGGAAAGGGAATGTGAAATAATGAAAAATGATGAATTTGCTTATATCTGTGAACATGAAAAATTAACTGACCTAGTAAGGGAACAACACGAAGAACCAAAGTTCTATCACTTCGTAAACGAAATGAATATTATTACGGTGCCGGTATTCGGCAAAAAGTACGGTGACGTAAGAAGACACCTAAAATTGACCGAACCGGAACAATCGTTTAAAGATGCATTAAGCGGCGAACCGGCAATATTAGAAGTAATAGAATGGTTACAAGATGAAGACGTTAGACTTTTTGGTCTTGGCTATTCATATTCGGAACGTAAGGCGACGATTGATAAACGGTATAGGACAGGGCTAAAGTAAATGAAAACAATTATGGATAAAATAAAAGAAACTCAAGATTGTATTGAAAAAGATTTAACTATGGCAGTAAGATTTCCATTGATTGATAAAATATTTACAAGATATAAATGTCCACAGTGTGGTGATATACCAGACGCCGATGGCTGGAATACAAGTACTAGATCAGTTAATAACAATTTACCACTAGTACAAAATAAAGAAATGATTGAATATAATTATATATGTCCATTGTGTCACAATTTAGTACCGGGAAATAAAATGGTAAGGGAGGTAAGCGAATAATGCCGTTAAAATCAGGTAAGGGACAAAAGACAATATCATCAAACATCAAGAAAGAAATGAAAGCAGGCAAGAACCAAAAACAAGCGGTGGCAATAGCAATGTCTAAGGCAGGACGTAAAAAGTAGAAAGGAGCGTGATCCTATATCTACAGCAGGCTAACACCCTGCTAAAATAAGAAGGGGTAATAATAAAGATGAATTATAAATGTTATTATTGCAATGGAGTTTCAACTGAAAAAGAATGGAACGATGAAACGAAAGAAGAATTCGGTACAGAAACAATAAAAATAGATAGTTTTTCAAAAATAGCGTATTGGTTTAAATGCCCAAAATGTCACAAAACAAATAATGGAGAATTTATAAAACCTAACTTTAAAGATGTTAAATTATTATAATAAGGGGTGGAACAATGAAATTCTATGAGTTTTCTAATAAATGCTATGATTCATGGGCGGTTATATATGCCAAAGATTCAAACGAAGCAAAGAAAGTGTATGAATTAGAAGTTAACGACAGCAAGGTAGCAGGCAAGCCAACAATTGCAGATATTGATTATGTAGTGAGCATAATGTTAAGGGCTGGTAACGACAAAGACAGTGAAACCTCGGTCAACTTTGGAATAGCAGGAGATTTATTCGAAATAATTGCATCGACGGAACCAATTATTGTATTTTGTGATGAAGGGTAATGGTGAATAAACAATGAAATATATAAGAAAACCTGTAATTATAGATGCATTTCAATATGATGGCGATTTAAAAGGATCAGACGGTAAGTATTATGTGCCTGATTGGGCGGTTAAAGCAATAGATGAAGGGGAATTACACTATAATAGTTCTGGAATGTTAATAGTAAATACTGAATCATTGAGATCAGTTGTACATGCTACAGATTACGTTATTAAAGACAAATTAAAAGGTATTAATGTTATGTTTAAAGAAACATTTGAATCAATGTACGATCCAGTAAAAGAACCACATGAAATAAACATTGAAACATATCAAAGTATAACAGGAATCATATTAAAGGCAGAACCAGCGGTGCGCATTGGCGAGTTAAACTACACAGCAACAGAACATCAGCCTCAAACAGGTGAACGCAGGGAGCAGGGATATAGAATGTGTTACAAGGGCGGCGTGATGGCGTGGATGGATAAGACAGAGTTTGAAATGAGACACAAAAAAGTATTGTTTCCAAAGAAGGTGTAATATTGAACGAACCTATAATAGAGTTTAAGACAGAAACATTCGCTAATGTAATAATGAAACAATGGCAACATAGATTGTTTTTAGATGATTGGATAATCAACTTACGGTTATTTGATCCAACTGAAATGGATAACGAAGCCGCAGGAACAAATGAATTTCAGATAGAAAACAAAAGCAGCATTATAAAGATCGCTAACCTAAACGATGATTTAAAAACAAGGAACCAAAAGGCTTGCCATGAGAAAACGTTGGTGCATGAGTTACTTCACTTGAAATACAATATCGTAGAACGTAGCAATGAATATGAATCAAAGTTTTTAGACATTCACCAGCACATGTTATTAGAGCAAATGTCTAAAAGTTTAATCATGGCAAAGTATAATATTGACCTAGAATGGTTTGTGAATTTCTAAAAGGTGTGGTATAATAAACATGTTCCATAAAGAACACGTGATACTACATAAAGTCATGATTGCAGTTAATGACTAAAGCCGCTGTAACGGTCAGTACAGAGGGAAAATCGAACATTAAGAATCAGTAATGCACAGCCTGCCTCGGCTGGATAACAATAGAGGGATTTAATATAGGGATATCGCACCCGTATAAGAGCGAAGTAAAAATGCATTTGGTAGTTTGGTAAACAGAAAACTATCTACCTTTACGGAACTGATGGATAAACCGTAACAAATCAATAGGTTGTTTTTCTAAACCATTTGCTCGTGCCTGAGCTACAAAAAAGAGATTAGATTAAATTCTAGTCTCTTTTTTGTATATTATACATATATTACGAATAAAAGTATCAAAATTAAGGGGTTTATATAAAAATAGTTTGCAAAAGTATACAAATGATTACATATGATATAATAGTAGTAGGGGTGATATAGTGAACAACCTACGCAGTAAAACAAAAAAAATAATAATGGCATTAGATCAATTAGGATTTATATTTATAGCGCATCGGAAACAATTCTATTCTGATAAGGTCGGCAAGGTGCTAACTATTATAAAATTGGTGGAAGTAGTAGACAATGCAACATATAAAATGTTACACCCTAAATCGAAAGCAAAAAGCGCAACAGTAGAAATAGATATTATGGAATCATTTAGGGAAAGCGATATATTATTAAAGTTAGCAAAACTATATAAATTAGCAAAGGAGCAGGTAGAGGAGGAAAACAAGTATGGCGAAACTGACATTAAGCATGCGGAAGTTTGTGGACGAACTGATAAAGTGCGGAAACAGGACGAAGGCGTATAAGGCGGCGTATAAAAGTTGCAAGTGTGATCGTACAGCACAGGTGAATAGCTCGCGCCTGCTAACAAAGGCTGTTGTTGCAGAGTATTACCAAGAAAGACTGAATCAATCGACTGACGATAGTGTAGCGGACGTGAGAGAAGTGTTACAGTTTCTAACGTTATCTATGCGTGGTGAAGTAAAAGACCAGTTTGACCTTGACCCTGCATTGATAGATAGATTAGAAGCCGCCAAACAGTTAATGAAACGCTATGAAGTTGTTCAGAAATTCAAGTTTGATGAACGTAAAATAGTCATTGCCGAAAAGGCTGTACAAGACAATGACGAAGACATAGAGTATGTGGTGGAGGAACCAACCTATGAAGATGAAGAAAAAGAAAGCCAAGTTTAAGCCGCCCTACCGCAACAAGAAATATAGATTCATGTTCGAAAAAGACTATGTACCGCATAAGTACAATATTTTATATGGCGGTACAGGTTCATCTAAATCATTCTCAATGTGGTCAATGCTCGTACAAATGTGTTTGCAGTATTCAACGTTTGACATACTCATAGCACGTAAATACGCTACCACGTTGCACGACACGGTGGAAATACCTATTGTTAATATAATGACAAAGTATTTTAGAAATGTGCTTAGTGGCAATGGACTGCTGGAAGGTAGGGACTTTACCTATAATCGTACACATAAACACATTAGATTTAGCACAGGCAGCATCATACGAATGAAGGGCTATGACAATCCAGAAAAGTTAAAAGGGATTGATAACGTCAATGTGCTGGTATTGGAAGAAGTAACGGACTTCACGCAAGAAGATTTAGAAGATATTCAAGATAGATTGCGCGGCACACCGCCAGACAACCATCCGTGGGGAAACCAATTGAAAGTATTCTTGCTGTTCAATCCTATTTTTAAAACGCACTGGATTAGACCATACTTTTTTAATAATGAAATAGATATGTCAAGCGAAGTGCATGAGGATACTGTTATCGATCCTATAAACGTTATGGCGCTGAAAACAACGTGGCGAGATAATAAGTATTACAATGGACAGTACAAAGATAAGAGCCTACGCGATAAGATGCAGAAAGAGAACCCACGTAAGTATGGCGTTCAATGCAACGGCAATTGGGGCGTACTTGGCGAACTTATCTATGAAAACTATGAAATTGGATCATACTCTAAAAACGTTTATGATTACGATGATTATTCCATCGGCTGCGATTTTGGGTTTGGACATAAGACAGCTATTCATCTTGTTTGCCGCAAAGGTAGAGATATATATGTAATCAAAGAAACATACCGCCCTAAGATGACAGCAAACGATATTATAGCGGTTCACAAGAGAGAATACAATCAATACAGAACAGCAATGATATGCGATAATGCAAGACCTGAAATGATTGAAGAAATGCAACGTCAAGGGGTGCTTGCAGAAGCGTGTATTAAAGGTGCTAACAGCGTGCTAGAAGGTATTGAGTGGCTACAGGATAGACGAATATTCTTTGATGAATCATGCGTAGGAGCAATCGAAGAAGCACAAACTTATCAATGGGAAAAGGACAAGAGGACTGGCGAAAGATTGCCTAAACCGATTAAGTCAAACGACGATGCAATGGATGACATCCGCTATGGATCACAGAAATTTAAGACAAGCGGGAAAATAGACTTTGCGTCATGATATAATTAAACAGGGGTGATTAAATGTCAACAATTCAAGAGATAGTAGACTTACAAGGAAAAGGATTGCAAGACACTCAAATAGTGCAGCAGCTAATACAGAATGATTTTGCAAGCTTTGAAAAACGTGAAATGGGCAAGGAAGAAGCGTACTATAATGGCATGAATGATGTAATGCTAATTGACTTTAGGAAATATACAGTGGCAGGTGTGGAACTTAGCAACGACAATAGAAGTAACAGGCATGTATCACATAACTTTCTTGAAATCATCATAAGTCAATTAGTTGATTATGCTCTTGGAAAAGGCATTGGCTATTCATGCGAAGATGAAAAGTATCAAGCATACTTAGACGATAAATTGATGTTTGACTTTAACGAAACAATGTCTTTACTCATGGAGGAAAGCCGCATCAAAGGTAAAGCATACCTACACTTTTATTACGGCAAGGATGGCATACTTGATTATGCGGTTGTGCCAGCGCAAGAGATTATTCCAATATATAAGGATAAATTCAAGCACGAATTAAGCGAAGTTATCCGCTATTATTTAGTACAGGGGATAGATCAAAACGGTAAGCCGGTACTTCGCCACGCTGCCGAATGGTGGAATAGTACGGAGGTTAGATACTACAAGGAAGATGAAAACGATGCGTACATCTTACAGGGCATACCTCCACAACCTGCGCCGCACTGGTTCTCAATGATTACATCTACACCGGACGAAGTAGAAGCCAACTCGTGGGGCAGAGTTCCGTTTATCGAATTACGCAGCGGATACAGGGCAATCAGCGATTTGAAAAATATTAAGCTGTTTGTTGACTCATATGATTTGATCGTCAGCGAGTTTGTCAATCAGATCGCAGATGTAAGGGAAATACTTATTAAGGTGCTTGGATATAGCGGCACCGATGCGGCAGAAATATTAAAGGCATTTAGAGCAACAGGGATCGTTAAGATCGATTCTAAGGATGGAGACATAGATGTTCTAAAGACAGAGATACCAGTCGAAGCACGTACAACAGCCCTTAAGATACTACAGGACAACATTTATAAGATGGGCAAAGGAGTAGACACAAACCCCGAAAAGTACGGCACAGCAATCGCAGGGATAGCAATACGAATGATGTATAAACCGCTTGACCTAAAGGCTGATACTGCAATATTGAATATGCGTAAGGCTGTTTTGCAGTTTATGTGGTTTATAACTGATGACTACAATCGCCTAAACAGTGCAAAGATCGATAGCAAATCAGTTGAGATATCGTTCAACAAAAATACAATTGAGGATACAGGTTCTATCGTTGACAGTGCGGTTAAGCTTAAAGGAACTATCTCAGATAAGACGATTCGCGAAATGATACCTGGCATTGATCCTGCACAAGAAGATGAACGAATGGAAGAACAGGACAAGAAGAATTTAGACGCGTTCAATGCTCAGGTAATGCAGGACAATCAAGGCACGCCACCAGCAATAGGAGAATGATTAATTTCATTCTCTTTTCTATTGACATATATACTAGACTATGTTATTATATGCAAAAGGGGATGAAGTATATGGACACATGGTTACAGTGGGTATTTACAAACGTAGTAGCTTTATTTATATTAATTCTGTTTGCAGTTATTTGGTATGGAAGTAAATTCTTGTGGGGGTATATATGCAGATTAAAGCAAAGTATAAAGGCAAAGAAATAACAATAGATATACCGGACAATAAGTACTGGCAGAAACGTAAAGAACTACGTGTATCTTCTTACTGGTCTAAGCAAGATAACGTTGACAATCGTTTCACCAAAGAAATGACTTCGGTATATAAGGAACTAGAAAAGGAACTATACACTTTTATAGGCAAGTACGGTAAAGATGGCGTTCTTTCATACTCAGACAGGCGTGTTATTGAGTTGATGAAGGTAATTAAGCCATACCTAGATACTTCATTTGATAAGCAGAATAAAACGTTTACAGACAATCTGACGGAATCGTACAAAGAAAACTATACAGGATCGATGTTCGATATAGCAACAGGCATACAGTCTTCTCCATTTGTGGCGATTAACGAACGGGCAATAAAGACTGCGATATCATTTCCGTGGTCGGGCGAATCATTTAGCGACAGGCTATATGACAATAAGAACAATCTAATTAGGACATTGCGGCAAGAGATTACGCAGGGGCTTATTAGGGGCGATAGTATTCCCGATATGGCGCGTAATATGGGTAAACGATTAGACGTTAGTAGGCAGGCGCTTGTGACGTTGCTAAGGACAGAAACAGCAAATGTATTTACGATAAGCGATAAGAAGTCATACGAAGATTCAGACTTGCGTGAGTATCAGTTCTTGGCTACGATGGATAATAGGACAAGTAAACAGTGTCAAGATGAAGACGGCATGGTATTCTTAGTAAAAGAAATGGTTAGCGGATCAAACGCCCCTCCACTTCATCCACGGTGCAGATCAACAACTACGCCATACTTCGATGATGGATTCGGCAAGCGAATTGCGAAGAACTTTGATACAGGCAAGTATGAATATGTAGACAGTAAAATGTCTTATAGGGATTATGCAAGTAAATTTGTAAAGGTGGTTGATTAATATGTATTGTTCAAAAGAAAGCAGAAGTAAATTATCAAAAAGGAAAACACACCACACTGAAAAGAAAAATAAAAAAAGAATAAACATGCAAAGGAGTCGTTACGAATGGAAACAACAAGAGAATTTTGCAAACGCATAAAAGGCTTACCAGTTGAGGAGAGAACAAGATTAGTCAACGAACGACTAAGCAAAACTAAATCAACTTTAACAGGATGGCAGATATTCTGGAAGATTACATCATTTGGCTGCGCAGTAGCTTCAATTCTATTTTTAATAGCAATGATTCTGTATTAGGGGTGCATAAGCACCTCTTTTATTTTTGTGTTATAATTAATTAAATCTATTGCAGGAGCCAACCTGTTCAAAAGGCTAATAGAGGGGGATAAACATGGATTTAAAAACTATTCTTGGTGAATCTTATACTGACGACATTGCAAAAAAGCTTACTGGATACGATGTATTTGAAAAGGGTAAGGCTATGCCGATGGAAAAATATAATTCCAAATTAGAAGAAGCCAACGCGCAAAAGAAAGAGTTAAAAGATCAAGTCGACAATCTTAATTCAACTTTGACTAGCAGCACGAAGGACTTTGAAAAGTTTAAGAAGGCAGCGGAAGGAAACGCTGATTTGCAAAAGCAGTTGCAGGACTACCAAGACAAGTTTAATACAACTCAGAATGAGTTTAACACCACGTTAAAGACAAAAGAAAGCGAATGGTCGCAGCGAGAAGCAAACAACCGCAAGGCGTACACGCTACGTGAAAAGATGCTGGTTGAACACGCAGACCCTAAGTACATCGATATGCTCATGAAGCAAGTTGATTTGAACAAGATCACCGAAGCAGACGGAAAGTTTATCGGTGTAGATGATGTGGTCAAAGGCGTCAAGACTGATTACGAAAAGTTATTTGGTCAATCTAAAATTGTAGGAGGCGGCATTAACGCAGGGATTCAAACAACTATTCCCGAAAACGTTAAGGCAGCGCAAGAAAAAGCTAAAAGTGGATTGCCTGAGGATAGACTAGCATACATGAAAGCAAAACAAGATATGGATACACAAAATAAGGAGTGATTTATAAATGCCACAAATTCAAAGCAGATTAATCGTAGGTAAGAAAGAAAATGTAAGTGACGAACTGTTACTATTAAACCCTTATCAGATCCCAGTACTTAGCTTAATTGGATATGGAACGCCGGTTACTCAAACCCATTACGAATGGATTGAAGACAAGTTGAACGCCATGAAAGATCAATTAAATGGTGCATTAACAGATATTGCAACATCGGTCGTTGTAGATGCCGGGGAGTTATTTAGACCGGATCAAGTTATTCGTATCGGCGAAGAACTGTTGCTGGTTACTGCCGTTACCACAAACACGTTGACGGTAACTCGTGGCTATGGATCAACTACGCCGGCAGCAGCGTTAGATAATGCAATTGTTGAGATTATGTTCAATATTCAAGATGAAGGTGCCGACGCTAGAGATAGCAAATATAAAGCTCGCAATAACTTAAGTAATATTACTCAAATTTTTGATGACACAGTAAAGATTAGTGGAACAGCGCAAGCAACAGCACAGTACGGAATCGATGATTTATATTTATATGAACGCATGAAAATCCAAGATAGACTCGCTCTTGAATTGGAAAATGCTCTTGTAAATGGTATCAAATTTGAATCTGGTGATCGCCGTATGATGGGCGGTATTAGGCAATTTATTAAAACAAATATTACCGATGCAGCGGCGGCGGCTTTAACGTGGGACATGATAAACACTGAAATGTATAAAATCATGTCAGCAGGGGGGATGAAAGATGCTACACGGCACGTTTTAATGTGTTCTCCTTTCCAAAATACAGCACTTACTAAACTTGATAAAGACGTAGTTCGCACCACACTGGATGCAACTGGTACTGGTAGAAATATTACCACGGTAACCACTAATTACGGAGTATTACCAATCATTACTAATATCAACTTTAAGCCTGATGAAGTAATGATTCTTGATGCTAACAGAATGAAGGCTAAACCGCTAAATGGTAGAGCGTTTACTCATGAATACCTTGGACATACTGGAGATAATATCAAAGGTCAAGTTATTGGAGAATACACTCTTGGATTTAAGCAAGAAGAAGCACATTCTAGAATTAAAAACTTAAAAATCAGTTAAGGGGTGATCAAACGTGATATTTGAAAGTGCAATGAAAAGCCTTGGAGTTTGGGCTGATGGAAAGCACATTGGTTTCAGAAAGGGCGAATATGAAACCAATGATAAAAAAGAAATTGAAGTATTGAAAACAATTTCAGGCGTAACAGAAAAAGCAGCCGTTCCGGAAACACAAAAAGTAAAATAGTGGTATAATAACAAAGTGACTAGAAGTACCGTCCAGCTAACGGTATTAGATGCACTCCGTCATCGCCTAGTCACTACTATATAAACGGAGAATTACGGATGTTATTTTAAGCATCTACGGAGAGTTAATACTCAATGTAGATGCTTTTATTTTATCTAAAAAGGAGAGGGTAACATGCCAGTTAACCCGTACGAAGCAATACAAAATAACTACCTTAGAGCAG